CTATTTCCCATTTCCATTCTGCGTATAAGCCAAGCACTAATCCAATAATAAAATATATCATTAATTTTTATCGCACACAAATTTAATTAAGTCAAAGTCTTTAGTTTTAAGATAATCAATAACTTCAGCAATAGTTTGTTGTCTAATATATTCTTCTTTTATTTCTTGTGATGTAGGTTTTGGCAAAGGAGAATCCCATCTATCTATTATAAACTCACCAGCAGAAGTTAAGTCAAAACTAGCATCAGATGCTAAAGATTTCATTACTGTATTAATACCCCAAGAAAAACCATTTTCATTAGAGTATCTTTTTATTATTGAACCAATAGATAATTTTCTAACTGTCATAATATAAGTTCTGTTAATTGTTTATTGATACCAACTGTTCCTTTTATAAAAACATTAAAAGCTAAACTTATTCTAGTATTATCACCTTGCTTAGTTTCTACCATGTGAGTTAATGAAGATGGAAATAATATAATATCTCCAGTCTTAACTGAAAACCACCAAGATTCTGAGTTCCATATATTCCAATCTTTTATTTCTGGCTTAATTATTTTATAATCTTCTTTAAAAAATTTTATCTTATCAAATTTATCATCACAATTAATATAAAATACTCCTGATACTAAGGAATTTTGGTGTGTGTGTTTATGATGATATTGATTTGTTTCAGTATAGTTTAACCAAGATTGCGTTATGTAAGGTGTGATATTATTAGCTGGTGATATAACATTTTCAAAATAATCTTGTACTCTTAAATCTAATTCTGTTTTTAAATTTTGAAATGATTTGTGATTTAGAATGTAGTTATCATTAGATGTACTATTGCCTTCATTTTTATAAACATCTAATTTAGTCTTATTAATAAATGATAATTCTTTAATTGTAAGTTCTCTATTTAATTTTGAAATATAAATAGGAGTTGGGAATATCCCATTAATTGTTGCTTCCACTTATCCTTCCTTTAGTTTATTCTTTTGTTTTAATCTCCCAATTTATAATAGATTCATTCCAAGAATAATACTGATTATTTTCTAATTCTGCTGTTGGTTTACCAACTGGTGCTTCCCAAAGACAAGTAGTTTCGTTCAATACCCAAGACTTAAAAAGTTTTTTAGGAATAAAAGCATCTCTATCTTCATCATAGGTATAACCTATCCCTGCATGATTTTTTCTTAAAGGTATTCCACCAGAAGAATGAATACCACCATAAGTATTATAAGATGTTTGTTTCCAAATAGCCCAACCAGTTAATTTAGTTAAAAAATCAATACCAATAACTTCTTGTTCAACTCCATTACTATCTTTTAGTACTTCGTTATTAACTGAAAGCACTTCTATTACTTTATTGTTTAATCCTATTTTTGCAAAACTAGCCATTATGCTGTGTAACTCCCTGAACCATTAAATTGTAAAATTGTATTACTACCAGATGTTGTAACTGTTGGTGAACCAGTTGTTGTAGATGAATAATTAGCAGTTGGTAAACTTAGTATAACAACTCCTTTTCCACCATTACCACCAGTTTTTGGAGAAGCACCATTACCACCACCTCCACCTCCACCAGTATTTGCTGTTCCAGCAGTTCCATCTGCATTTATACCACCAGCACCTCCACCTCCAGTACCACCACTACCTCCAGTACCACCTGAATAAGCACCACCCCCTCCACCACCTGCTCTTGTAACAGATGAACCAGTTATTGAAGAAGCTGTACCATCACCACCATTTCCTGCTTGTGTGCCTGATTGTGCATTTTGACCAACTGCACCAGCACCTCCTCCACCACCAGATGGGTATAAATTTACACCATGAGTACCATTTCCACCACCATTATTGCCTTGACTTGGTGATGTACTTGGTGTGTTTCCTGAACCACCATTAGTATTAAGATTTGAACTATTACCACTTCCACCTCCTCCTGAACCTCCATTTCCACCAGTTCCAGTATTACTATCAATACCACCTCCACCACCACCTCCAGCAGAAGTTATTGTTGTTAATCCTGAACCTGATATTGAACTGTTGCTACCACTATTACCAATAGTATTAGTAGATATTCCTGCACCACCATCTCCTACTGTTACTGTAATTACTGTTCCTGCTGAAACTGTTTGTGTTGATGCTCTATAACCTCCTGCACCACCTCCTCCACCATGATTACCACCAGAACCTCCACCACCACCTGCTACTACTAAAAAATCTATTGAATAAGGTGCTGGAGATAAAGCATCTGTTCCTTCATTAATTCCTGAAGTTGCTAACCAACCTTGTGTTGAATCTATATAAACTAATAATGCACCTTCTCTCTCACCAGTTAATTGTAAGTTAGATGTAGCACCTTCTATTTTATTTCCATTAGGATTTATTGTAAGTGCGTTTGTGTCAAAAGTTCCTGCGTAATCTACTAAAGCTATTTGTTGTCCAGCAGTTGGTGTTGCAGGTAAAGTTACTGTAAATGCAGATGATGTTGTATCACAAAAATATCCTTCTCCAGCAACAGCAGTAAAACCAGAAGTCTTAACTGTTGATTGCCAAGAAATACCAGCAGAAGGAGTTGTGAATGATAATACACCTGAACCATTTGTACTTAATACTTGTCCATTAGTTCCATCAGTTGCAGGTAAAGTAAAAGTTAAATCAGCACTAACACTAGCTGGTGCTTTTAATCCGATATAATTTGTTCCATTTGCAGTCGTCTCACGAAAGCGAACTTCTTTTTGATTGTCTATAATTAAATTTACTGTTGATGTAGAAGCTGTATCTGAAAGTGTTAATACTGTGCCAGTTGCAGTTGTTGATAGACCAGTAATTGATACTGTTGAATCTAACCAATTTACTGTGTTTGCAGTATGGTCAATAGTTGCTAAAGAAATGTCATCAGTTCCATCATAATATTTTAAAGTAGGAGAAGTTGCAGTAGTTGTATCTAACCAAATTTGACCAGCAACAGCACCAGTTGGTCTTGATGTTCCTGAATGAGTTGTTTGAATTGCTGATAGTGCGTTGTTTAAATCTGAACGAAATGCAGGGAAGCCCTGATTCGCAATATTCATATCGTGTTGTGCCATAATCTATCTAATATATTAATCAATAACCTTTTGCAAGGTAGTCAAATGTTTTACTTACACCAGTTCCACTACTATTTTTGAAAGCTACATCAAAACCATTTATAGTCTTATTACTTAATAAAAAATAATCACCAGTAGCTAAACCTTGTGCAGTAATACCAACAGCATAGTTAGCAGAATAAAATGGATTTGTAAATGTTACTGTATAAGTTCCAGTTCCTGAAACAATATCATTTCCACTAAATATTCTATCTGGCATATCAATACTAACTGATAAAGCTGTAATAACTGGAGTTGAAGATAAATCAAATGAACGAAGTGAAACTCTAAACTTATAGTATCTAGCTGTGTAATCTCCAACGACAAAGTTTCTAAATGAAGTATAAGTTATATTGTCATTAGATAAAGCAATCTCTAAATGAGCATTACAATTAGCAGGAGTATCGCCATCAAAGTTAGAAGGTGCGTCATCAAAATCTCCAGTTCTTGAATCAAATAAATCATCTAAGTTATCTGAAGTTTGTGTAATAGAAGCAGTTACTCTTGATGTGTGTACTGCACCAATGTCTATTGGATTTGCAAATAAATAAAATCCTTCTGCATATAAGTCAGCACTTGTTACACCAGAATCAAAGAATGAAGTTGCATCATCAAAGTTTCCTGATGCAGAATCAAATAGTTCTGATGAATCTAATCTTAATGTTCCTTCTGATATTATTGTGTTTGTTAATGTACCAGAAAATGTTGGAGATTCAGTTTGTGTAGCAATAGCATTATAGTTTCCAATAACAGATACATTAGTTGCTATAACAGCTTCATTAGAAGATAAGTTTCCATTTTTATCTACTGCTTTGATTAAATAAGAACCTACTCTTGCTGGAACTGTAATTGATGTAGCTGGTCTTGCAACCTTTTCAACTAAAGAAACTGAGTTACCCCAAGTAGCACCAGTTGTTAATGTTGAGTATCTAATCGCATAATAAGCTAAATCTAAATCAGGTATTTGTGTCCAAGATAAATGTGCATCTCCACCAATAATATTACAAGCAAAATCTTCAACATCACTAGGTGGTGCAATTCCACCTACAATAGTTCTAGTTGCAGAAGTATAAGTTGATTGTACTCCTAATGTGTTAAATGCCTTAACCCTTACATTGTAAGTCAATCCATCTACCACGTTTAGTATTCTATGATTTAATCCTTTGACTTGACCAGATACTTGGTAAGTAGATTCTGTACTTAACTTGTATTCTACTTGGTAGTAATCAACAAAGTTATCAGGTGATGCACCAATAGTTACATCAAGAGCAGTAATAACAACTCCATCTGAATATTCTATTAATTGGTCATCTAAAGTAACTGAAGCTGGTGCAGATACAGAAAAAGGATTAGGAAGTACAGTATCAGCAATAGTAGGTGCTTCGCCTTTTTCTTCCCAAGTATAGAAGTTATCTTGATGTTCTTCTAATCCTAAAGTTACTGTTGAATCAGAATTAATAGCTAAAGACATTACACGAAATGGCTTGGCATTGAATCCAGCAGTCTCATACGTTGCTGTAACTATATCTCCAATAGATAAATTAAGTGCTTCTGAAGTTACTGTTACTTCTGCTTTTAAATTGTTTCTTGATCTCTTTAATATGTTCTCGCAAATTTCTTCTGCTTGATATGGACTAGTTACTTGTAACATATCAAAACTTCTCTCTAATAAAGTATTGTTATCATCACTTAACATTGTTGCGTGTTGATCTGCTGGGTCTAATGCTGAGTCATCAAATGGTGGATATGAAACTGTATCTGATTGATAATCTTTTTCTGGGTTTGTAAAAGTACCAATAACTCGGTTATACTTTTCTGATTTGCTTTCACCTTGTAATTTAACTTCGCTAACAACATTATCTTTAGTTAATAGTAATTGTGATGAACCAGTACCTTCAATAATAACTTTGTATTTACCTTGTGTGTAATTAAAGATTGCTCTCA